ATTCAGAATCATAAATACCTAAACCTGCTGCTTGAAAACCACTTGGATCAGCATCAGTATATTTAACTTCCCAATACCATTTCCCACTACTAACACCTAATGTACTTCCACAAGCAATATCATAAGGAGAACCAGTTGGAGCTATTAAAGTATTATTTCCATTTGAAAAATATGAACCAATACCTGTTGGAGATGTTGATAAAGGATTAAGAGTAGCAAAAACATTACTAGGGGTATCAATCGTTTGTGTCATTGTACCATTAACTGTGAAGTTGTTAGAATTACCAGAACTATCAGTTCCAAAAGCACCACTATTTTCAAATTTTAAAAAGAATCCATTTGTACCATAAGTAACTGATGGTGCAGTTTTAGGTTTCCATATTCCAGTTGTTGCATCTGTTTCGCCAAAGTCACTTGCTTGATATTGTGTTCCATCAATCCAATGAACATGAGCCATTGAGCCATCATATATATTTGTTTGGTCGAAAGACCTTGCACCTAAATGAAATGGTCTATTGGTAGAATTATTAAAGTAAGTAGTATCGTTTTGTCCTGGATAAGTTGATGTACCAAAACTAGTTATTTGAGAACCATTAACATAAAATTTAACTCTATCTGATGCAGTAGCTTGTGTATCATCAAATGCTACAACTATGTGATACCAAGCAGAGGTATCTCTAAAAACTTGTGATGTTTGTAAATCTATTGAAGTAGTTCCACCAAGTTCTTGATAAAGTTGCAATGTATCTTCAACTCTAAATCTAACATATATAAAACTATTTGATACTGTTCCAGCACCAAATAAAACTTGAGAAGTTGAAAGCTCACCTCTTTTAACCCAACCACTCCAAGTCCAAGTTGATGTGTTTCCAGCTTGTGAATCTATTGTTAAATATGTACTAGCCATTAAAATCTCCTATTTTAATTTCTTTATACGAATGTAATGAGTGTAAAGCCATTAGTTGAACTGACCTCCATTATTAATTCCTACTGTTACAGTAATAGAGAAAGCTCTATCAGCTGTCTGTGATTCTGCATCAGTTGCTCTTATAGTAAAGTTATAAGTTGTTTCCCCTGTATCAGAACCAGATTCAGTACCTGATAACACACCTGTTGAACTATTTAAAGTAATTCCTGTAGGGAATGTTCCAGATATTTTAGAATAAGTTATAGCACTATCTGATGTTGCAACCAATGTAGTAGAGAAAGCACTACCTTGAGCAACACTTCCTAATGAACCTGCAGCAGTTGTCCAAGTAGGTGCATCAGAAACAGTTAATAAAGCTGTTGATGATAATACTGATAATCCATCTGGATTTTCAATTCTTACTCTATAGTTTCCATCTACTGATAATGTTGCTTGAACAGTAAGTGATGTTGAACTGTTAAAAGTAACTGTATCTGCTGAATACCATACACCAGTTGATGTGTCTATAAAATCTACTTGTGGCACAATAACAAAATTTGTACCTGTAATTGTAATTGAAGTTTGAGCATTAGTAATTGTATCTGGTGAAATAGAACTAATTGTAGGTTTTGTTTCTCCTACTGTTACACTTCCACCTAATGAAATAGGTGTTCCATTAATAGTAATCGTACTATTATCTAAAGCACCATTTGGAATACTGGTTAAAGATGCACCACTACCAGAAAATGTAGTTGCTGTAGCAGTACCAGTAATATTTATATTTCCAGTACCTGTAATATCATTTGAGTTTAAATCTAAATCACCACCTAATTGAGGTGTAGTATCTGTTACAATATTTAATGAAGTTAATGAAGAACCATCTCCAGAAAAAGTTGTTCCAGTAATTGAACCAGAAATATTAACATCACCTGTTCCAGTTATATCATTAGAGTTTAAATCTAAGTTACCCCCTAATTGTGGAGTAGAATCATCAACAACATTTGCTATACCTGGAGCAATAGCTGTCCAAGAAGTTCCATTATAGAATTTTAAATTATTATCAGTTGTATTAAATGCTAAATCCCCTTCATCTAAAGATGTAGATGGATCTGAACTATCTACTCTATATCGTTCTGCAAAAGAATTAACACCAGCAATATTTGCTGCTGTAGTTACTACTGAGCTAATATTATTTCCAACATTTGAAATTGCATTAGTTGCAGTTGTTCCATCTTCAATATCAGCAAGAGCTTGAATATCAGTAGATAAACCAGACACAACACCAATATCAGTTTCGTCATTAGCAACAGTAGTAATTTCAGATGATATAGAAGCTACAGTTGTTACCTCAGTTGCTTTAGGAACTAATCTATGAAAAGTATAAGTATTTAAAGTTGTTGTTGTTTCAACAAGTACACCAAATCCTGAAGTTAAAACTGTAGAACCACATCCATTAATAGTAACAGTAGAACCACCTAATGTTCCACCAGATATTGTAACTACTCCAGCTGTTGGAGTTCTTGTTGTTGCAATTTCTTTAATTGAAATAATTGTACCTGCACCATCATTAACATCTGGATTGGTATTTGGAAAACTTGTTTCATTTGCTATTGGATAAAATCCACCTACATCATCTACTAAGTCTATAACTCTAGCATCTATTGCAGCAGTTGTTGCAATAAAATCATCTGATGCAGACCAAGTATCACCTGAGTCTATTGTTTCTGAACTGTCTTGTCTAAAGTATCTTGAATCTGATGCTAGTGTTGTAAATAAAGTTGTATCATTTGGAGTTGCTCCTGAATGTTCAGCATTAGTTACTAATACTGCATCTGCTATCTTATCAGCTGTTACTGCATCATCATTAATTTTTGCAGTTGTAATATTGCTGTCTGCAATTTTAGCAGTTGTAACATTTGAATCTGCTATCTTTGCTGTGGTAACATTTGAATCAGCAATTTTAGCTGTAGTAATTTGTGAATCAGCTATATGTTGTGTATCAATACTACCATCTACATAATGAACACTATCAATACTATCATCAGCTATTTTAGTTCCATCTACTGCATCTGCAGCAATCTTAGCTGTAGTAACATTTGCATTTGCTATTTTAGCAGTTGTGATTTGTGAGTCTGCAATATGTTGAGTATCAATACTTGCATCTACATAATGTTCTGAATCTATACTGTCATCTGCAATCTTAGAACCATTAACTGCATCAGCAGCTATTTTAACTGTAGTAACAGAACCATCTGCTAATGTAGCAGTTGCAATTATACCAGTAGGTAAAGAATTATTTGTTTTAGATAAAGCACCAATATAAATATTTGAAATAACTTCATTAGATAATGAACCACTATCCCATGTTACATTGATTGTAGTATCTGTTGAAAAAGATGATGAACTGATTGTTCCATAAATTGTACCAGGAGTTGTTGCAGTTAATTTAATTCTTCTGCCTTCATGGTAAATTGGAGTAACATCAACACCTGCTATTGTAAAAGATGTTCCACTTGCATAAGTTGCAGTATAAGCACCAGAACCATCTCCATATTCTACCCATTGAGAATCATTAAACCATTCTCTAGTATTTTTCATCAATGCTCTAATGGCATTATTTAAGTTTGAAGGGAGCATCCCTTCTGCAACTGAGATACCATTTAATGATGTGTTGTTTGCTTGTGTTGTTGAATAATCTTTTATACCTGCCACTTTAATCTCCTATAAACCAAGCATATGCTTTATTGTTTTCTTGGTTCTTTTCATTTACCAATGTATTAATAACTTCTTCAATTTGTCTTTGGAAGAACTCTTGAGTTTCCATTGAATATCTAACATTATCTATATCAGTTTTATCGGTCATCGCAACCCTCCTCTTGATGCAACTAAGTCAATTCCTTGAGCATCTTTCCAAACTCCACCACTAGGTATTTTAACATTAATTTTAACATATCTGCCAGATTGTCTTACTGGATTGATACCTGTAGAGTTCATACTCACTGAGCTAGATTCAGTTACATCATCTGCTAATCTATCTCTAGTTTTAATAGTAACAGAAGCTGTAGCATCAACTATTGGTCTAATGCCTGTTATATTCGATCTTAGTCCAGGAAACAACTCTAATTCTGAAGTTTCTATTTCACCTTCATTTGCAGTACCTGAAAAAATAGCAGCTTTATAATTATTATCTATTGCACCTAATAATAATTGTCCACCATTCCAAAAATCTGTATCTAAAGCAATATTAATATTATCTAAGTTTTCTGAAATAATATCCATTAACTCAACTGTGTATGCACCAACGAATTGTGAGAATATCGTACTAGCACTTGCATCTGCAGTTGACCATTTTTGAGTTGCATAATTATAAATTAAAACTTTATCACAAATACCAGTTGTATTAGATGTATTACTAGCTGAAGGATATAGCCATAATGCTAACTGGTTAAATGGATCTACAGCAGCACATATTCTATCACTAAATGCTTTGTTCAAATCAGTATCAAAATGTCTATTAACTTTTTCTGCACCGATTGGAATAACTTGGTCGCCATTGATTTCAAAGAATCCATCGTCTGCATAAAAGAATACTCTACGATTATCTTGGCAAACTGTTCTACCATAAACAGCTCCTCTATTTGGTGAGATAACTGAAAGTCTAAATACTGTTGCACCACCCACATAGTCCATACGAACTATTTGGTTTTGTCTAAAGATATAAGAAATCTCTCCAGAAGTAATATGAGTTATTTGTCCACCAGAACCAGGTAAGTCTTGTAAGTCTGATTGTTTAGTTCCACTTTCCCAAGTAGAAATATCATTAATACCTGACCATTGAATTCTATTAGAATTATTTGTGTGATTACCAGTTACTAAGAAATCCCTAATGACACCTGAAACTTTAAATGTTGGTACAGTACCACTTGTTGCAATAGAAGATAAATCTGCAAAGTTAGTAGATGTACCCATTAAATAATATTGAGGTGTATCGACACCATTACTTGCAATTACATAATTACCAAATTGAGTGAATGTCCAAAAGTCTGTATTTGTTCCAGTTAAACTTCCTTTTCTTGAAGTAAAAGTTCCTCCATCTAATTGGTATAAGTCTGTATTAGTTGCAACAAAGTTAAATACAGTATTAGAGTTATCTCTAAATGAACCTGCACCTCTACTATCTGCACCAATATTATTAGATGAATAATTAACTAATGAAGGAAATCGTTTGTAAGATTGTCTTGCAAAATACACATTGTTAGCAACATTTGCACCTGGATTAAGATGCTCTGGTTGATCCGGTAGCCATTCTCCAAAAGGTATTTGCATTTATTAACCTAAGTATTATTTGTTATAGAAATTCTGCTAGAGTCTGTAAACGCACCACCGACTGTTACATCTGATCTTTGTTGTAATGGTGCATTACCATATTGGTCTTCTCTATCGTTTCTCTCTAATCTTTCTAATGCTGTTTGATACATCTTCTCCCATTGACCTGCTTGATTAGGTTCAATTCCACCTAAGAAGTTAGCAGCATGATATAGTGAACCATATAAATATATAGCTGGGTGATTTGTTAAAATATAATTTGTAGTATTTGAATCTGATAAAGGATCAAACTCTTTGTAATAATTTATTGTGCCTGTATATGAACTTGCAGGACTTGGTGCAAATCTAAAATTATCTCCAATGATTGTATAAGTACTTGGTTGTCCAGACATTGAACCCCCTTTGATTTGATCCATTTGAGATGGGGTAATATAATTTAAAGCATATTTCGTTCCACCATTTACAATAAAGAAATCTCTTACTTGTAAAAAACCTGTAGGAAGTGCAACTGTTTCAGAATCAATTGTAAAAGAACTGTCAGTTGTAATCATTTTTCTAATTCTTAATTTAGAATTGAAATCTTTTTCTGCAAGAACAATAAAATCACCAGATATTTCTGATGTTAAATCTGATCTATTTAACCAATTAGCAATTGATGTTTTTAAAGCTGAATAATTATTTAGTGCCATTATAATTTACCTTCTGCAGTTCTGAAATATCTAAACTCACTAGAGTTTAATTTCTTTTTTAAAATATTCTTTTGAACATCTTTTGGTAGTCCAAACCAATTATTACTACCATTATATTCTTTTGCCCAAACTTGCAAAGCAATAGTTGGAATACTTGCTACTCTTTTCATATCCCTAGTTTTATTATACCCATCATTTAGGGTTAATAATCTTTTATTGTGTTGCAAGTGAGGTGTAATATTGACTTCTTCTTTGGTTACAATCTTACCTTCCATGTCATCTTTCATGTAGGTAGTTTTTTTTAAACCATCTATCTCAATATCTTTTTTCATCTGCCTTGACCTTTATATCTAGTTTGTTTCTTCTGTCGTTTCTCATTTTTGTTCTGAGATTTTTTGTGTTTACCAGGTCTTTTTTTTGGTTTAGGTCTTGGAACAAAATGCGTAAACTTTTGTTTAGCCATTCCTAGCTAGACATTTCAGTAACTGAAACTTCAGCAGTACCTATTACAGCAACTTTTTCACCAGGTGAAACTTTAAAAATTTCAGGTTGGTCAGCAGGTACAAAAATACTTGCAGATCCAGCAGTTGCAGAAGCTGTTGGTGATGCACCAAATAAAATATGAATATCAGCAGGTGTTGCTATTCTTACATATTCAGTTTGTGAACCAAATGCAGCTGATGCTACAGATGAACCAGAAGCTGTTAAACTTTGGTGTGTAGTAGGTTTTAAAGCATAATTCATAGCCATT